CCTGAATTCCACCTCGCCCACTAGGCCCCCACCAGCCATGCGCGTCCTTCTCGGCGGCAAGTACTGGACTCTCCGGTTCGCGCCAAACATGCGCGACTACGGTGACATGCAGGATCCGGGCAAGGCGCAGGGCCGCTTGATCCGCGTGGGCACCTGGCAGGGGGAGCACGACACCCTGGACACCATCATCCACGAAGCACTGCATTGCTCCCGCCCAGAACTAGACGAGTCCGCAGTCGACGCTACTGCCCGTGACCTCTCCCGCCTCCTGTGGCGTCTGGGTTACCGGCGGACTGGAACTTAAACTTCCACTTACGGGAAGCCCATCCCTGTAAGAAACACTTACCAGTATTTCTTACCGTGTACGCCGGGTCGACAGTCCCAAATAACGTGTACAAATCTGCCACACTTGTCGACAAGTGGAGTGCTTTTGACACAGCCCATTTGCTGAGCGGGATTCCCATTACCCGCATTGCCGGTTCACCCACGGCATCTTGTTCTTGGCCCGTCCTAGGCGAGATGTTAGATCATCAGCATGGGTGAAACACATACTACACCCCCACCCCATAGAGTCGCGCACGCGGGGAGGCGCGGTGCGCCCCGCGTGCGCTCAACACCAGGAGTCCCTATGCCACCCACCGTCGAATCCGTGCAGTACCCCACCAGCCTGTCCGATGCCAACGTGACCCCGTGGCTTGAAGCACACGGCATTTTCGCTCGCCTGCCCCCGATCCGCTCCTCTGACTACCGCCTGCTGCGGTCGTGCCCCCGTACCTACTACCTGTCCCGCCGACTCGGGCTGGTCAAGGCCATGCAGTACAGCCGTGCCCTGAACCGCGGCAGCTGGGTCCACCTAGCATTCGCCTGCATCCTGTCTGACCCCATGTCCCGTGCCGCCGAACTCGAGGATGCCATCGTCGCCCGGTGCGAAGAGCTGCGCGACGTGTGCAAGGTCCTCGGCGTCTCACCCGACAAGATCCGGGAGATCGTGGCCCGCGAGGAGCAGGACGCACGCACCAGCATCGCCTGGTTCAACGCAGCCCTGACCATCACCGACGGCAGCGGACGCACCCTGGCCCAGCGGTTCGCAGAGGACTGGACCATCATCGCGCAGGAGCCGGAGATCCACCACGGTGACCGACTCATCCAGCCCGACGTGCTACTCCAGGACAAGGCCGGGAAGGTGTGGATCGTGGACTTCAAGACCACCTCCCTCTCCACCAACGCACGCCTCCAGACCTGCCCCCTCGAGTTTCAGACCCAGCACTACTACCACACCCTGGACGATGCCGTTGGCAACGGCAACTACGAGAACTACGGACCCATCGGCGGTGTCCTGCACATCGCCGTCCGTAAGCCGTCCATCGAGTTCGGCTCTAAGGACCGCCCATTCACCCTCGATGAATCCCCATTCAAGTCCGGTCCCCGCAAGGGCGAGCCCCGCAACGAGCGTATCTACACTGGTGAGCCGGACCCTGCCCTTTACGAGCAACGGTGCATCGACTGGTACCTCGGCCGCGGCGAGTACAGCCATCTCGAACCCGAACGGCTGACGGACCCATGCGTTGCGATTTCGACCACATCTTCCGAACTTCTCTCTTGCGAAGATATCTACTCGGAGTACAATGCGCGCCTCCGGTTCATCCGGTCTTACACGTCGCGCAAGTCCCAGCCCGCACAGTTTGAGATTGGGGATCCGGTGGTTCAACACGGCACCCCGTCTCCTTACATGACGTTCCACGCGGTGGAGCCCGGCAAGTGGCCGGAAGTCATCAGGCTCGAAGGATTCATGCAGCGCGACCGTGACACATTCACGGAGCTCGAGAATGGAACCAACGACTGAGAACCCCACCAGCCAAGAAGCAGGCAAGTCGGTCTTGGGTGCGGTGATGTGGGCGGAAGTCCTACGCCTCGTCATCGCACCCCGGATCGTGAACATTGTGCGTACCCTGCCAGAGATCGAGAACCGGCAGCAGTTGCACCGTGCCTTCTGCGACCACAACAAGGTCCGCGTCTCTTACTCCACCTTCAGCAGTTGGTGCGAGGATCTTGGCATTCAGTTCCGCAAGCGCATCGAGGTCAACATCCCCGGCTGGCGCGACATGCCCAAGCAACAGCCAGTGCAGCAGACCGCCCCACCAGCCGTGCTCAGGCAGATGGAACCAGAGCCTAGACCGGACGAACCGGTGCAGTGGGACACCCCGCCAAACAAGCCGTCGGAGATGTTCGCGAACGACGGCATGCCAAACGTGTTGCCGGGAGGGATGCGGGCACCCACCTTCCTCGACGGCAACGATTTCGCGAACTAACCCCACACCTTAGGAGCCATCATGACCCACTCCGTTACTCACGGTACGACTGTCGCATCCAAATACGCAGGACTTGGCAATGCCGTCACCACTGGCCGCACTACTCCTTCCCGCATGCTTGGCCTGGTGGTCGGTGAAGCTGGCTGCGGCAAGTCTTTCCTCCTCCAGTCCCATCCTGGCGCGTACATCCTCAACCTTGACGAGACGCCTGCGGTCTGCGGGACCAGCGAAGCGGTCATGTTCCCCACCCCCGGTCCTGACGGTCGCTCAGTGGACGAGAAGGGAAGTCCCATCGTCCTCGACTGGGCAGCACTCGAGGCCAAGCAGAAGGTCCTGATCGACCTCGCCGTGCGCAACCAGCCCCGCCCCGAGACCGTGGTCATCGACACCCTCGGTGCCGCCATCCGCCTGCTGCGCCCGCACATCGCCAAGATCTACGGCCGCGAGCGGTTTACCGACGTCGACGGCCGACTGGGCTGGGAACGCCTGTTCGACACCCTCATCGAGTTCGGCACCACCCTGCGCCGTCACGGCTACGGCGTGTACTACATCGCACATCTGTCCCGCAAGCACGTCCCGCTCAGCGAAAACCAGAATGTTGAGGAGTACAAGATCCTCATCTCCGACGGCCTGTATGCCCGCATGTTCCCCATGTTTGACATCGTGATTCCGGTCACCGCACATTGGGATATCCGCGAAGTCAGCCGTGACCAAGAGACCAACGTGGGCGGCAAGACCGTTACCCGCAAGGTCACCTCGCAAGAGAAGGTGCGCCGTCACTACTGCTCCTTCGACAATCCCAAGCTCGAAGGCATCGCAAAGGTCCGCACCCTGTCACCGCTGACCACCATTGAACTGCCACGCGAAAGTGCGTGGACCACGTTCTGCGCTGCCTACGAGAGCGCGAACGCCGCCCGCTGACGCGGGAGCGGGCGTTCGCTACCACAATCGTTTCGTTTCTTTTCTTTCACCCATCTCTTCGGAGAATCAGATGCCCATTGAGAATAACGTCAAGGCAATGTTCAACTCGCTCAACAACACCTTCGCTAGCGTGCAGCCCGACAACGGCATGGGCGCCGGTGGTTGGTGGCCCGCCGAGGGTCAGCACGAAGTCTTCGTGTCCGACATCAACGTGCGCAACAGCGAGTACAAGTTGCCCGACGGACAGAAGGTGCCCGGCACCGACATCACGTTCCGTTACCAGCTCATCAACGACACGGACTCCCCCACCGAGCCCCGTTCGTTTGACGGCTCGCCCTTCCGCCTCCCGCTCGATACCAGCGTCCTCGATGACAAGGGCCGCATCCGCGTCGAGATCGAGATGCGCCGCCTGAAGGGCCACCTCCAGACCATCCTCCGCCGCGACGTCAAGGACATCGGCACCGCCATCGGTGACGCCGATAACAAGATCAAGGGCGCGGAAGCTGTCGCGGTTGTCGTGAAGTGCCAGTACGACAACGTGAACGGAAAGATCTACCGCAAGGACTTCCTTGTGAAGCCGCTTGCTGGTTGATCTGTTACACTACCGAGACCCCACCAGCCGGGGGAGGGTTACCCGCAAGGTGCCCTCCCCCTCATAGTCCCCCGGATAGCCCCCTGGCTGCGACCGCACGACGGAACGCGCCAGGGGGTTTCCGCGGGGGGACCGGAAAGGATTCCTTGTACAAGACCCGCTTCGTGTTCCAGCTCCCTCTCGCAGATGCTGGGAAGGTGGCTTCCTACGTCACCAGCGTTCTCGCAACAAGCGGCCATGTTCCCTCAGACGTTCGGGTGCAAGCCGATGATGACAACAAGACGCTGTTCTGCACCGTCTCCTACCTCACCCACACCTCCCACGAAAGCAACGCAATCATCGGCGACTGGAAGCTGCTCAGCCCGCGCACGCAGGTCGAGCGGCTGCACGTGATGGACCCGGACAAGTTCGAGACCGCCATCTCCGCGGGTGTGAACGGTCGCGCGCTGCGTCGCGACCTAGCCCGCGAGGTACGCAACCTGTGCACACTCGGCGTTGGTTCAGGCGGCGTTCTTGACTACCTTGCCGAGTGCGAATCAGTCATTGCAGAGGCGCGGGGCATCGTAGAATCCTTGCGTGCACAAGTCTGAACACGGACTCTCTGCCGTCATCAGCCAACGCCATCGAGGCGAACCCTGGTCGATCACCGGCCCCTCGCCCTACGCTGACACCACCGAACCCCTCCCCGCATTCGCGGGCACCCTCCTGACCCCCAAAGGCTGGTGGGGCATCGTCCTGCACTGCGCACGTGGCACGCACCCCCAGACCGCAGTCTCCCACTTTGAACCCCACCTACCACCCATCCGGTGGCACGGGCAGCGCGCAAGCATCGGTCTCTACCGCATGCCCAACCGGGAACTCATCGTCTCATCCCGCATCCAGCAGCCTGCACTCGATGAGATGATCGCTGCACTCGCCGAAGACATGGGTACTGAGCGCGCCGAAACCCGCTTCGACCGCCGACGCGTACCTGCCGGTGTCCGCTACCTCCCCGGTCAGCAGCTTCAGCTCTGGTTTTCTCTTTGACCACCACGCGGCTGCTGCGACCATCGGTAGATATCACCGCGCTCCCCCGGCACCTGCGCTTCCATCAACTGACCAGGCGCATACTCCTCGACTGACTGCCGGTACACGTCGCGCGCCGTCTTATCAATCGACTCCAGCGTCCGGGCCACCACGCTCTCCTCACGCACCTTGATCGCCTGTTTCAGCTGCTCCTGCGTCACGGTCAGCGGCATCCCAAACCGCCGCTCAAACTCCCGCTTCACCTTCCCCGCAGCCTGAAGGTTGTTGCCAAGCACCGACGCGATGTACTGCCGACGCCCCTCGCGGATCGCATCCCGGTTCTTCAGCAGGAACTGACTCACCTCCTGCGGATTCCCAAAGCGCCCAAGGTCCGCACCAAACGACTTCAACACCACGTCGCTGGTGGGGTACTGGCCGACAAACCGACCGTCCGACTTGAACACGGGCACCATGCCACCCTGCGCCTGGCTCCAGTCCGCATACGTCTTCTGCAACCCAAGCGCCTGCAACGTCTCACTCGGACCCGTCGAGCCAAGCGCCCGACTCAGCGCAATACCACCCGGCAGCACACGCGGCGCAATGTCCTTCAGGATCTCCACGTCCTGCGTCGCAAGCAACTTGACCGCATCAAAGCCGATGTCCACCACAGGCGGCACGTACACCTTGGGCTCGTCCCCCGAAAGCGCCTGCTGGCCCCCCACCAGATCAGTCATGCCGAACGCAAGGCCGCGGCTCACATCAACTCCGAGCGCACTCTTGCCGATCTCGTACGTCACCGCGCTCACCGCCATCAACCGCGCCGTGTCAACGAGCGTCGTGCCCAGCTTCCCGCTCACTTCCCGACCCGCAAACGAACGCGTGCCGCCCATCATCGCAGGCACGGTGAACAGGTTCGCAAGCGATCGGATGCCGTACTGCGCGAACTGACGGAACGCAGGCTCTCTCAGCAAGGGCGCGTAGAACAGAGAAGGACGGTTGATGGGGTTCGTGCCGAACTGGAACTGCTGCACCGCCTGCGTTGCGTCCAACTGTGCCCGGTAGAAATCGTCGCCCCCCACCCGCCCAGCACGCTGGTACGCGTTCAGCACCGCATTCGCAGTGACCGTCCGGTTCAGCGTCTCGCTGAGCTGGAACGGCTTCATCATCATCTCGAGGAACCGGAACTTCGGATTCCCAACCTCAATCCGCGCGCCGTACCCACTCCGCTCCAACATGTCGAACGTGCTGCTGATGTCCGCAATCTGCGTCAGGTCCACGTCCTGCCCGCCGAACGAACGCTTGAACGCACGCTGCATCGCTGCATTTCGCGCGTCAGCCGTAGGCCGCAGCCCAAGCTTTGCACGCTCCTGCATGTAGTTGCCGATCATCTCGATGCTCTGCGCATACGCCTTGACCGTGTTGTTGAACCCCAACTGGTGCACGCTCTGGAGCGGCTGCAGCATGTTCACCAACACCGTGCCCAGGTTCAGGCCCATGTGGCTCACGTACAGGCTGCGGGTAATCGCACCCATTGGCATGAACTCCATACCCGTGGAGTCCGTGGCCCACCGCCGCATGTCCGTTACAAACCGACCGGAGTGCCCACCCTTTGCCTCAATCGCCTTCATGAACCTGCTGTTCGCAAGCCGTTCTACCCCCTGCCGGATTTGCCCAGCGACGGCAATATGCGTCCCGTCATCAAGCGGACGAACACCAGTAATCGCAGGCAGGATGTGCTTGCGCCACAGGTTCGAGGAGTACTTATCGCCAGGTCGTTCCGTTGCTGCTGAACGCAACTCCGTGTCAATCAGCATGGCAAGGTTGTACCCACCAGCCGGACGCTGATCTTCCGGAATCCCCTCAAGGCTGCGCGTCGTAGCCACAACACCACCACGTTCCCGTTGGCCGGTGGGGCCAGGGTAACGCACGTTGGAAGCAGCAGGCACAAAGTCCTTGAGCGTTACGCGCACCATCGGGTCAGCAGCCGCGTCCATCGCGTAGTACGCGTAGTCGCGCGCCGTGCTGCTCACATACTTGTCGGCCGCAATGTCGGGCCGCAACCGCATCGTGCGGTAGAAGTTCTGGTTGGCAATCTGGCCCTGCACACGCTCACGCTGCTCCGCAATCAGCTCCTCAATCTGGTCGGTGCCACCGAACCGATCCGCGATTCTGCGCAGATCGTCCGGGTCCCACGGCACTTCCGTGGTCCTCGTACGCGCAAAGGTACGGCTAGTCGGACGAGCACCAACTCCCTGCACCTCTTCGGTAGCTACCTTACCGGTGTAGGGGTTGTACGCAATGCGGGCACCCGTAGCATCACGCGCTTCGACCGTGTTGCGGGGGCGGTAGTTGGGGTCCATAAACCCCTCCTCCATCGCCTCGACCACCACATCCTCGATCTCCTTCGCCGTAGACCCCAGCTTGACGCCGCCCTTCGACCGCTTGCTCGCCCGGATCAGTGGCCCAGCCACCTCATCGGTCAACAGAGCACGTAGCGTCTCCTGCCCATCCGCGGTCAGCACACCGCTCTCAGTCAACTGGTTGCTGCTCCGCATCTCCATCAACTGGCCCTGGGCCAAACGCAACACCTTGTCCCGGTCGATTACGAAGTTCCCGGTCCGCGCAAACTCAGCCTCGTTCCCAGCCACCAGCACCTTGCCTGCGAGGTAGAGCTTTTTCTCCGCCTCCATGAACCGACCGAGATCAAACTCCCGCACCACCGACTCAATCGCCTCATCATCCGCAACGTATCGCGGACGCGTAATGCGGGTAAACGTGGGCTTGACCCCACCAGCCAAGTTGCTCGCAGGGTCGAGGAACACAGCCTCCGGATCCCGCGTGGGGTCCACTCGCTTGGGGTTTGCACCAAGCTTTACCCTCAGCGCGTCCACCCCCACCCGCTCCATCATGTCGTACGCAGTCTCCGGCACCTCCGTAGGTCCAAGGCCAAAAATGTCCTCTCGCCTCGTGCCCACCACGATCTGCCTAAGCAACGCTGCTTTCTCAGGGTTGAGCCTAGAAAGCGTTCGCTTCGTATCACCCCTGAACGCTTCCTTCAGCCCGTCGAACGTAGCCTGGTCGACCTCAATCGTCCGCAACTTCTTGTTGGCCGGGTTGGTGGGGTCCGCGCGAATCCGCACAAAGTGACGCGCGGGCGCAGTCGACCTCGCGGCAATGACCTTCTCTGACCTTTCGCGGTCAAAGGCAAGACGCTTGATGTCGAGCACGTCAAGGATGTCACGCAGATCCCGCGCCACTGCCTGGTTAGGGGCAAGGTCAGGATCCAACGAGTTCAGTCGCACGTTGTGCTTGCGCCCAACCCGCTCCAACAACCCCCGCAACTCCGGCTCAATTATTGCGACCAACTTGCGGGAAGTATCGTCGGTCTTGCGGGCAAGGACCTGGGCAAGCGGCGCAATCTTGCGGCCAATCGAATCCGTCGCACCACTTGTCAGCCCGAGCTGACGGAGGATCGGGAAGTTCTCCACCCCCATCTTCCCTGCCCAATGGCCACCCGTACCGCCCGCAAAGAACCGACGGCCAACCGCCAGGTTCCTCGCGGCGACCCCACCAGTCCCCATGGTCAGCATGCCCAGCCACACGAACGGGTTGGTGAACACATCAATCACCGTGTCGGACACGGCATTGCCGCCGTACGAGTCCTTCATCCGCTGGACAAACGTCTCCCGCTCGCGGGGACTCAACGAGGCCGGATCAAACAGAACGCGACTCACCGAGTCGGTGGTCGCGATTCCGTTCGCCAGCTGGCTGATAATGACCGCTGGCTTGTCGTAGCTTCGGATCGGGTCAAACACCCGTCAACTTCCTTGCAGGTCAACGCCCGCGGTAGGAGAGAGTGACACTGTTAAAGACGCTGTTCGTGGTCGCGTGATTAGAGGCGAGGAATCCAATGGCCTTACCAGCCGGAACAACAAAGGGATCCGTCGTCGTGCCATTGTCGTTGATGACGTGATTCTGCGTGCCGATGGCAGCAACGTCCGTGAACGCAGCACCGACAGCCGTCACACCACCCGCAGCCGAGGTGCCGGGATCGGCATAACCGCAAGTAAAGGTCATGCCAGAAGTCGGAGAGCTGCTACCCGCACGATTCATCGAGAACGCAAGGATCTCGACCGGAAACGGGAAGCAAGCGATGGTTGTAAACACGTTGGTCGTTGGAGCGGTACCAGCAGCGGCGGAGCCAAAACTTTCGGTCAGGACGCTGTAAGGAGAGGTCAGGTACTTAGCGGTGTTCAAAGCTGCCATGGTTGTGTCCTATGTGAGAGTGCGAGTAGAGATTTACTTGGGTCGAGAACGGAAACGGATGTTGAACGTGCCGCGGAACGTGGCAAGAGTGCCATCTCCAGCAGTTGCATCAATGCAAATCCACGAACCGGCATCAACAAAGTTTGTAGTGTTAACAACCGTGCCAGAAGTCACGGCAGCAGCAGCAGAAATATTGACCGTGCTGATTGTGCCCGCAGCAGCAGCGGTTCCGATGTTGGCCGAAGTCGGAATGGTTCCCGAAGCGACTTTGACCAGAGCAACAGTAGTAGTCGTTCCGCCTGCGCCAATCTGGCTGCACACGTAGAACGCATCAACAATCATGTTGCGGTCGCAGTAGATCCACGGAAAGTCCGCAAGCGAAGCATCGTGAACAACGTGCGAAATAATCAGAAAGTCGTCGGGGTAGTACTGAACGGGAAGGACGGATTCGCCAGGCATGGTTTGCTCCTTGGTCTATAAGTTTACTGTCTAAACTGGCCTTCCGCCATGGAACGGCCAAGTTCCTGAAGAAGATCAACACGCGGTTCCCCGCCAAGCACCACAGCCCCCTGCGGCAGCTTCCTGCCCGCGGATACAGCCGTATAAATGGCAGGCTCAAACAACGCAACGTTCCGAAGGTTCTGGTCAATCGAACGTTCAAGGCTCTGCCGCTTGACCTGTTCAACCTGCTGGGCAAGCGCATCGCGCCGCTGACTATCGTAGAAGTCCATCAGCGCCGCTTCGGTTCGGTCCTTCTGGATCCGCTGGCGCACGAGGCTTGCACCAGTCGCAATAGCGCCGATTCCGGCGAGCGCACCCAGCCCACCCCTCAGGACCCGTTGCCGCTTCATCGCTGACAACTTGCGAGCGCGGGTCGCGTCCATCCGCGCCTTGCGTTCAGCAGCCGCCGCCGGATCTGGCATAGGACCCATAGGTGCAGCAGGAGCAGTCGGCTTAGGCTTAGGCTTAGGCTTAGGCTTAGGCTTGCCCTTCGTACCACGGGCACCGGCTGGAACTGGTACGCCTCGTCGAGCCATCAGGTGGATTCCGCAATCTGGATAAGTTCAAGGGGAGTAAGCGCGCGCTGAGACTGCATCTGCGCAATCCTCGCGGTATTCCCCGCAAGCAAAGCCTCAAGCTCTGGATTCACGCGACGTTGCATAAGCCGATCAATCTGGTTTTGAGTGGCGCCGTACTTTCGGGTGAGCTCTTCAATCGCAGTCAACTCAGGCACCCCCATGCGCGGGCCACCCCCCACCAACCCCTCAAGTTCGCCCATTCCCCCACCGGCACGAGCCGCACGCTGCTGCTCAAACTCGTCCTGGATTTCCAGCTGCCGACGCAGCATCCGCTCCTGCTCCTCCTCGCTCGGCTGCCCAGCGCCAAAGACAATCGGAATCGTAGAAGCAGCACCGACGGCACTAGTCAAATTGAAAAGCCCGGCCAACTGGCTTCCCATGCCAATCTTGGCAAGCGCAGGGCCAATAAGAGGAAGAACCATTACGCAGCCTCCGTAAACACGATTGCGTCTTCCGACTCGGGGGAACCCACACGACCGACCTTACCCACCCAGCTGGTGGGGGACTCGCGCTCGACGTACACAAGCACGCCGGGCTCCTTCCACACCGGATCGTACCGAACTTCCCATAGCCAACGACGCAACTGCTTTGGAGTTACCTTGGCAAACGAACGACCAAGGCTTGGCAATTCCACAAACGCGCGATCCCCCACCAACCCAAAGCCGTTCTCCGCCTCGGGAGTGACAAGGGCAACGCCAAACTTGTGCGCCATGTACGAGAGAAGGTGACTTGCTGCCTTCCAGTCGGTCACGACTGTCCACCAATAAGATCCATGTACCCTTCGAGACCCTTACGCCGAAGCTCTTCTCGCGCCTTCTGCCGAGCTGCCGCCTGCGCACGAACATTACCTGTCTGCAGCTGAAGCGGCAAAAGTCCCTGTTCAGCCTGAAGACCTTCAACCCGTCGGTTTGCAAGATCACGCTCCACCTGTGCGCCAGTAAGGGCCTGATCCGAGTACAGGTCACCAGCCCTCATCTGGCCAAGACCCATCATCGACGCACCTGCCTGCGGACCAAACACAGGCCGACCAATAGCCGCCTCAAGCTGACCGTAGGTGTCACTCAAACCAGCAGCACGCGCAGCTCCTCCAAAGCCAAGCATCCCCCTGAGGCCACCGCTCGTACGTGCGTTGTTCAAAGTGGTTAGGAAACCAGTCATCACTTCAGGCGTCGTAACACTCATACGGCTTGAAGCCCCCGCAAGCATGCCGCTACGTTGATCTTCTGCAATAATCAGAGCACCAAGAGCCTTCGTCTGCAGGCTTTCTTGGCCGCCACCTGAAACCCCAAGCTGGCTAATACGATTTACGGCAGCGCGCTTCGACTCGCTCGCCTTGTTGGCAATGGTCGAAAACATCGTCTTCAACATAAACGGATCAACGCCTGCCACACTGAGTTCCTGCAGCGCAGACGGGTCCTGCTCGGTAGATGACAGTACGCGAATAACCGCATTGCGCGCAAGGTTAATGTCAGTCACCTTCGTATTCGGCATCTTCGCAAGCGACATCACAATAGAGTTTGCCGTCTCATCCACTACCTTTCGGCGAATGGTTTCCGGCGAGTCGACCCCACCAACCAGCGAAGCAGACGTCTCCTGATACGGCGACAAACCTCCCACAGGAATACCGGTGGGCTGAAGCTGCACATACTGAAGACCCGCGATCTCGGCGTCAGACACCTGCACGTCAGCGCCAAACAGAAAATCCATGACTCCCTGTGCAGTGCCTTGTGCAAACGCAGACGTAGAACGACCGGCTGAAAATGCCTTGGCTAGATCAGCAGACTTCTTCTTGCTCTCCGTGACAATGTCGTCGTACACGGTCAAACCAACTTCACCGGCCGTCCTGGCCGCATTCATCTGAGTCTGCTTAAACTCCTCAACCTTTTGGCTGAGGTTTGCAAGAATCGAGCCAACCTGCTCTTCAGTCTTGCCTCGCGCTGCGGTCATAAAGCTGACGCGAAATGCAGCATCCCCCAGCGCGTTGTTTGCCTCGTTGAGCTTGGCGGTGGCTTCCGCAATCCGCTGTTCGTTCTGCTCAGCCTGGGCCACCATCACTTCTTCTTCAGCCTGCTGAACAATTGCCTGCGCCTGTGCAGCCTTCTTGGCCTGACCCTCAAGGTATGCACGCTCAACGGAGGCCTGCTGGGCAAGGAAGTTCTGCTGCGACTGCTGTTCAGCCATGCGGCCCTGCTGCCGCATCTGCTCCATCTGCATTTCCTGCGTCTGACCCTGCTGGCTCAGGAGCGCACCCAACGCCAGCTCGCGCTGACGCTGTGCCAGCTCCTGCTGCGCAAGCTGCTGTCGCTGCTGCTGTGCCATCGCGTCCTGACCACGGGCCTGGTCGATGTCCTGGCCCTGAAGGATCCCCGCAAGGGCCTGGTCAAAGCCGCTTCCACCGCCGCCATACGGACTCGTCAACTGGCTTGCCATTATGCGATCCCCAGCAGGTTTGCAAGGTACGGACTAATCATGTCACCAGGCCTTGCATCTGATGCCTGCGTCATACGCGCCAGCATCTCCGCAAAGCTCACAGGCCCGAGCGGCGCCTGCTGAATAATCGAAGCCATCGCCATGTTGCCCTGCAACTGGTTCTGGAAAGCCGTTGCCATCGCACTCTGCATAATGCTGGTGCTGAACTGGTTCATGCTCGAGTAGAGATTTCCAATGTTGCTTTCCATCTCCACGCCCATGCCGGTACGCGCCATTGCAAGCGAACCCATCGCCGCACCGGTTTGCGCCTGAAGTCCACCAATGGTCGAACCAGCCGCACCCTGCAACTGAGCCAGCGCGTTCTTTGCGCCGAGCAGGCTTTCTGCTGCAGCCTGATCCGACTGAGCCGCAAGTCCCGCAGTCTGCTGCTGCATGTTCATGCGCAGCTCATCCTGCATCATCGAGCGCTGTTCATCCGTCAGGTTTGCATTGCTCGTAATGGCGTTCATCTGGTTCTGGAACTGGTTCTGCAGTCCCAGCACGTTCGCCGCAACCGTGTCCTTCCGGAAGAAGTCGTGGTCAGCAATGGCCCCTTCCATCGTCTTGATGGCCTTGCCGAAGTAGCTGCCCGCAGTCTGCGACGCCTTCCCCAGCATGCCCATCGCCTTGTTGTAATCTTTCTGCCCGGCTTCAAACATGCCGCGCATTGCGCCCGCAGACTGATCAATGTCTTGGCGGTACTGGTTGATACCGGACCCCACCGCGCCCAACATTGACTGGTTCTGGCCAAGCGCGCGCTGCAAGTTCCCGAACAGACCACCATACAAACCAAGCTCTTGCTGCCGGGCCTGCTCAGCTGCACCGAAGTCCTGCATGAGCCCGTACTGCATCATCTGCCCGTACGTCGGTCCGCCAGCCCCACCAGCCCCCACCTGCTGGATCCGCTGCGGCGTCATGCCGGGGAAGCTGGCGTAAGGACTAAAGCCACCCTGCCCGAACGAGGCAGACGGCGCATACGCAGGAGCGCCCGTAGCCGCATTGAAGTAACCCGTTATATTCGGGTTGTACCCCAGCTGCGAGCCGCCATACATCGCGCCTCCACCGCCCTGTTGAAACGACTGAGCGAACCCCGCAAACGGATTGGGACCACTTCCAAACAAGCCCGCAAGATTTCCAAAGTTAAACGAGCTCATGCCATCCCCCTCCGCGAATTGATCGCTCCGCTAATCAGAAAAGGGTTGAAGCCTCCGCCACCAAACCCACCAGCCTGATATCGCTGACGAGCCTGGTCCTGTTCGGGACTTCCGTACTGCCCGCTTCCGCCCTGTGCGCTCCCGTACCCGCGGCCACCGCTGGCGTACGGCACGTTGCCGCCCATCCCCTTCGGGCCGCCGAACAACGCCATCAGCAGCTGCTCAAAGTTGGGCTGGGCCTGCGGTACTGGCTGGGTGGGGGCCTGCGGCGGCGCGGCTTGCGGCGCAGCCTGATAGCCCACCGAGTTGAAGCCCCTGTTGCTGCTGGCAAACGCGCCCGGAGCCTGGCCGTACGTCGTTGATGGCGAGAATGAACCGCCATACTGCGTTTGAAAGCCAGGGAATGAACCGAAGAAGTTCATCAATACGTCCTCCGAGTACGGTCTGTCGGGAGCATTCTACCCTTTACCTGGACCCCCACCAGCCGATATGTGACGTTTGATAGGTAAACCTCGACGCCAGGGGTAAGCCATTGGCCGAGGATTCCGTGGGTGCTAAAGGGTGCCCAGACCGCAGAGTCGCCTTCCGACAGCGAGTCGTTGACAATCGTGCCCTCCCGGTCGGTGGGCTTGGACGTCAGGTAGGGGGTGTAGTCGTTGTTACGGTACAGCAGGGCGTTCCAGAACAGATTCCAACTGGACTTGCCTGAGCTTTCTACATCGCAGAACACACACCCAAGACTGCTAGGCTGCTTGACCACAAACTCCTCAGTCGGATCCTGCCCAATTCGCATCGGGTGCCCAACCCACTTCAGGTAGATCGGATCAATGCTAATGTCGTGGCTCTCAGTCAAGCTTGAGTTGTCGCTCGCAGGTGCCACCACAAACTTCGCGGTGGTTGCGTCAACGATCTGGAACTTCGTGTCAATGAAGTTCTTATCGTCATCGCGATTGGTGTACACGTACGACCCAATCATTCTGGCAGCAGCAGTCGCACTGGTAGTCGCAGGGTTGATGGTGTTCGTAGAGTTACGGACATCAACCACCGAAAGAGACTGAAGCGTGCAGGTGTTGTCGTAGTAGCTTACAGTATTCTTTGTTATCTTGAACCCATTGATCTTTGCTGACACAAAGTGGGCACACTCGCTATCAAACATGTACAGCACGGGATCTGCACCAGACTCCGGGAACGCCTTGTCACCCGCATTCCGGCACGGCATGAACACAGCAGGCCGGAAGTTCGTGTTCGTCACGAGGTCCGGGTACGGCGCATTGGTTAGGAACAACGCACGGGGCACCAACTGTCCGTCCGTGTCCTGCCACCATCCCTGCGTGACCTTCCCGAAGTTCTGATCCCGCAACTCGCTCACCACCCCCGTTGAGAACCAGAACTGTACTGCCGTCTGGCGGGTGGGGTTTAGGATGTACATGCACAGCGTGGCTGGGTCGAACGCAATGCTGACCTTCGTTAACTCCTGCGCGCCAGACGTCCCCGAATACCACTCGTCCATCACCAAGTCATCAATGGACTGCACGTCATCCAACTTCCCATCCGGGAACACCGCCTTCAACCCCCGGTAGTTCAGGTAGTACACCACCGGACCCACGCTGCATGCCGCATACGGCCCCACCACGCCGAAGCCCTGGTGCGCAGGCACGACCTTCACGAACCCGCTGCTCTTGTCGAAGAGCTGCACGCCGATCCGCGTCAGGCCCGCCATGATCTGCCCAGACCGGCGGAAGCAAGTAACCGCATCACCAACGCTTGGCGGCTTGTACTGGCTCTTGGCCGTGAACAACTCAACGCTGCTCTCAGTGCTGGAACTCCACCGGGTCTCACCCGTACCCGTCAGGTCCGACGTCCCCTCGCTAATGTTCCCCACCAGCAGGGTCCCGTCCAACATCCCCGCAGCACCGCCCTTCGGCATCGTCTCGTAGTACGCGCTGCGGTCGGTGTACACGTCCTGCATCACCAGCGCGCTGTCCTTCAACTGGTACGCGTACCGGAAGTACTTGATGTTGCCACCGCTCGGCAACGTACCACCGCTTGTCCGGATCGGTAGGTCAGTCACCGTGTACGTCGTACTCAGCGTGATCTGCGCCTCAAGCTGCAAGATGCCCCCCGTATACGCACCCGCCGCATTCTGGGTCCGCACGCTTCGGTACACGTTTAGCGTGTCGAACTTGCTGCTGTCGTAGATCCCGTCCAGGAACAGCTTCTTGTCGGTCGTCCCCGAGAACGTGAAATCCACGTTGTCGCTGATCTGCGTCTTGCGACCGCTCAGACTGTCCTCAAACTGGACCGCAAGGCTGTACGTTCCCTCTTCCAGCAAGCACCCCGTCCCCAAGTTCGACACCACAAACGGACCCGCACCACCCGTACCAGCAGCAGGCGTAGTCGAATCGTTGATGCGGCAGAACACCACGCTCCCCGCCGGATTCGCCACGTTGGTGGGGTCAGGGAACGACGACGCAAGGTGCGCACTGCTCGCAGCAGTCGGGAAGTCCACCTCAACCGGCGGCGTCGACCCGTCAACGAACATACGGGCATTTGGCTTCTTGCCCGCACCTGCACTCGTATTGACCTGCGGCGTCGTTTCCTGCGGGCTCGCAACGTACTTGAAGTAAATGCTGACCGGCACGCTCCCGCGCTGGAAAAAGTACACGGCCTTGCCAGTGGTCTCGACCGTCATAATCGAGTTGTTCTTGTTGTCCACGGGACTCAGCACACCAGCGTCGCCGATGTTCTCCTTCAGCACCTTGCACTTCCACTCATCCACAGGCGTACCGCCCGTGTTCTGCGGCGCGTAGTAGTCCATCAGCAAGTCGTAGTTGCTGTTGCAAGACACGCCAGCCACGTCGTTCGGACGCTTCGCTACATACACAAATCCCCACACCCGCTTGTCCGACCCCGCAATCACGCTAAACGACCAGAAGTCAATCACGCTCGATCGGTGCCCAAGTGCAACGTACGGGTTCACATTGCTGTTGCCGGGAAACTCAGTCCCCGGCGCTTCGGTCATCTTGAAACGGTGCATCTCCCGGAACCCAGGGAACGGCTTTAGCCCACCATCACTCGAGCCGTCAACCCCCACCAGCTCGCTGGCGGATCCGATGGGCACACCAGTGCGAGAAGTGGACTTGTTCTCGCTCACCTTCAGGAGCGAGTAGGGCCAGATGATGTCTGTCTCGGGGACCTGCATCCCTCAATCCTACCCGTTTACCGGCCATTTCCCCAGCGGGCACTTGGCCGCAGGCATGCCCCATTTCACCTGCAATTTGCTGCGTTCCCACTCCGGGCACCCGCAGCTCTTGCAGTACCACTCCTCGTCCCCCGCCTTCTTCACGCTCTCGCACTCCCCACACGCCAACTTCCGCGCCTCGAGCACGGGCAACTCGACCTTCCCCACCAGCCCGCTCACCTCTGCCTTCGCGTACTCCACCGCCTTCCGCACCAACCCCACCCGTTTGCCCCCATGAACGGTCAACTCACCCGACTCGTTGTCGTGCTCAAACGAGTACTCCCAGTCACCGATGCGCACATTGTTCATGAGATCTGGAAACTCCCCGTAATTGTCTCAACACCATTAAATGTGGGAGCAGCACTAATAACTGGAGTGATTGTGTTGTATGAAGCAACTACCAAAAAATTCCCAATGAACGTGCACGGACAAGTATTTCCTGAAAGATATGCGCCTGAACAATCTTTCAAACCACATCCATCCCAGCTTAATGGTCCAAGTCCATTTGGACCTTCAATGTCATAAATTGCCCCCGTGAAGTCGTAACACTGATTTTCAAACGGGCCACTTGGCGGACCAGTAGTGCAAGAAGAGCAAACAAGATTCCATTCGTTAATAGAAAGAGTTCTATCGTTGCTCCAAGTTCCAAAACTTGATGAGTTGTAGCTTTGGGATGATGAACCAGATGTGGTGCTCCATCTGTTTGAAAGCCCCAAGTAACTGTTTGAAGCAGACTCAAGAGTTCCAATTGTAGAACTACCTGAAATTAGTTTAGGAAACCAGGTCCTGCGAAGAAAACTTTCGAGCCCCGCAATATTGTTTGGAAGCCCTTCAGCAACAGCGTCAAACCTTAGCTGGATCAGAAACGGAGAACCAGCACTGAGTCTGACCGGTGGAACTGTTCCGTCTCCAGATCCAGGGGCAATCAAGTCACCGATGTCGATGATGTACAAGCTGTGCGTGCATGCAGTAGAAAGCGGCTGCGACTTTGACTGCTTTAAGTCCTGCGTCTCCGCCGGTGTTCTTGCCTGCGCAGTAATCGTCGCAGTGAAGAACCCAGCTGAGTTGATCGACGTGCGCACAGCAGTCAGCAACCCAGAATAGGTCGTTGTCGTTCCGGCACCGTTCGTCAACTTCAGAACCCCACCAGCTACCTCCACCACCCACGGGCCTGCTGCAAGCCCAGCGGCCGTAAGCACGAGCGTCATCCCCGCAACACGCTCAGACGCAACACCTGCCCAGTCAATCGTGTATGAAGCCGCCGACGACGGCGTCGTTTGGTTTGTCGTTGTTCCGGTTATGTAATCGTCAAAAACATATGACGTTGAGTCTGCGCTTGACGGGCAACAACTTCCATAAACGGTATATGCCGTGGATGAACCAACTTGCGCACCAAGGCTATATGACCTAAATCTAGACACGCGGTTAAACAAGCAACGCCTGAACTTGAATTGCAGGGATGCAGCAACGACTGTGTTCGTTCCTGGCCTTACCACAGGACCCCCAGCTCCGGTAGTAATCGTGCTAGATGCTAAATCCCACCGTGCATTTCCGGTTCCAAGGTTTGACAAATTATAACTGTTTACGCCTGACGCTATTGAACCCCAACTGGTGGTAAATGAACCAACCGGGCATCCTGGATGGTTTGTAATTGTCTTTGAATCTTCAAAGACAAGACCGCTTGCACTGAAGTTGTTTGTGTTCGTGTAGCTGCAGGCAATGGTGGTAAACGGGCAGGTGGGGATCTGGTTGTTACTGAGCCCGCCGTTTGCGCAACACGCCGCAAGTAGCCGTCCACCCACGCTCATGTGCAGGTTCCGTCGATTGGGTTGGGCGCAGAGAACCAGTACAGCGAAGCACCAGTGGGATCGTCTGTGTACTCCATGCACACCCATGTATTGACTGGCACGTTCTTGAAGTAGTACTGCGTGCCGGTCACGAGCTGGGCCGCACTCGTTGAGTAACCGTACGACGGAGTGGCTGTCGTGTTGTTTCGCTCAAGTAGGTTGTACGCAAAGACTGTGCTGCCGGAAGCCGAACCGTTGACATAGGGCTGGACCGTATATCGCCACCTCGCCGTGCCCGTGTACCCAGCAGGCGTCTGATCTACCGCAGTGATCTGGCCGTACTCCAGCGTAGTGCCACCACCACCGCCGCCTGTGTCCTGGTAGTTGACGTCCACCGACGTGGGGCCCGTAGACGTCACCGACACAAAGCCAGTGCCCGTAAAGTTGACCGTATCCACCCCGGGAATCGGCGTGCCGCTGTTGGGCACTACCGTAATCCCCGTAATCCCACCGCCGCCCCCACCAGTCCCGAAGCCGGGGAACGCAATGGGCGGGCCCATGGTGAGGTTGGGGAACGCGAAGTTGAACGAGCCGCCCTGGATGTTGGGGATGCCGATAGGAGGGAACCCAAGTCCCGTTTGCCCAGCCGGTGGATTGATGGACGGCAGATAGCCGGACCCCACCCCGCCACGGGTCATCTGGCCGGGGAACCGCTCGACGTGCATGAACGTCGGAGTCCTGAAGTCATCGGGGAGCCCGATTGCCATCAGATCCTCCAGTACTGGCCGAGCGGGTTGTCCACCGTGTCCTTCTGCCACGCCTTCGGCATGCGCATCTGAATGTTGCTGTTGCGGTCCATCAGCGTCTTCATGGCATCCCGGTACTGCGCCTGGATCATGCCGTAGTGTTCGCCGCTGATCTTCCGGTACCCCGCCATCTTCATTGCGCTAGCAGCCGCAACCGCCTCATACATCGGCTCGGCACCCTCCGGCGCAATCTCGTATGCAGTCATCGCCGTGTTGTTGGTGAACGGCCTGCGCACGGTCGCAGTCCAGTTGCTGCTCGTGCCCTTTTCCCAGCTCTCAATCATCCGCTCCTCAATTACGCCACCCGTAGACGTGCTAATGAGTCGGAGCATTGAACCGACGTACGCGCTGGGCCTACGGTCGAACGTCCCAAGGGTCGCTACCGTCGACGCAAGGTTGAACACGACCTGCGTATACGTGCCGTTCATAGTCGCGCCTGTAGCAACCGACGAGTACACCGGCTGGAAGTCACCGCTCGGGCAGTACCACAGTTCCAACGTGGAGAAGTCCGCGTCCGGATACGGCATAAACGAAAGCAGGTTGCCCTCGATCTGCCAGTTCGGGCCACGGTAGTTGTAAAGGCCCCGAGGAACCGCCTCCTGCGTCACCACTCCATACTCGTCAACGATCGCCAGACGCCACACCTCTCCGACGCAAGGGGGCAGCTGGTAATACTGCTGGCTCTTCGTGAGCGGGAACGTGAGTCGCTTCAGCACGGGGTTGGTCGCACTGTTGTTCAGCCTGCTGGTCACGCTGGCGAACGCGGGCTGGAAGATGTGCCGAACGATGTAGTCGTCCGAGTACTTGGCCTCCATGTCCGGATCGTCCAAGTACCCGCGAATCCGTTCGATGGCGGTCTTCAGGAGGCTGTTGCTTGAGTCTGCCATGTCAGGTCGCCTTTGCCATTGCCATGAGCTCGCTCACGGTTTCGCTGTACTGCTTGGTGCACTCGCTCGGTGCCATCCAACCGCATGCCCCGTCCTCCAGCGCGCGGGCACCCTCATCCATCCCGCGACTCCGCATGTACTTGACGGCACCCTTCTTGCTTTCAATGCGCTCGTCCTTCATCGCACGACGGTGGGAGTTGGCGCGCTTCAGGCGTTCCTTCATCGACTCCACCATCTCGTCCACCGGCTTGCAACGCGCAATCAGCGCCTCCCCCACCAACCTACCGCTGGTGGGGTCATTCGGGTGCGCTGGCATCGACTCCAGCTCTAGGGCCACCGGCGAGTCCGTCTGGCTCGGGTGGAATAGCCACTTTGCCAGAACCCAACTGTTCGCTCTCTTGTGGTGGTACACGAACAGATCCTTGATGCCCGTCAACCGACGGGCGTACAGAATCCATTCCCCGTCCGCGCACACCTCGTGGTCCTCCGACATGGCGAGTCCCGCGCATGCTGCCTCCCATTTGGGGTCAAAGACAATCTCGATCTCACTCACTCGAAGTCACCTTTCTTGCGAGCCTCACGGATCTGGCTCCTGAACTGCCCCAGCGTCATCTCCTCTGGGGGCCACGTACCAAACCGCTTCTTGTAGAAGTTCCGCTCGCCAACCGTAAGCATACGCCCCCTGTCACCCGGATCAACCTTCTTTGGCGCAGGCCGCGGCAATGGCTTGGGCGGCGGAGTCCGCGGTACATCCGGGGCTTCCGCCATCTTCTTCATGAGCCACGCCAGGTTCTCCGGCTTCATCGCTTCTTCGCCATTATCGTTCTCTTGTGAGAAGTTGTGGAGGCACCATTTCTGAAAGCGCCCACTCGGGGATTTCAAGCTTTCCAGACCTCAACCGAGCGGGAGCAGATCCTCTTTGGGGATCAATGCCGGCTCTCTTACGAATGATAATCCGGGAGATTGGGTTTGATTCAACCGGGTACTTCATTTGGCGACCTAGCTCAGACGCCAAAATCCGGAAAGCATCTTCACGAGACAGCCTCTTAATGGCCTCCTCAACTGGCAAGGAAAGCAAGGCAAGTCTCTGTTCCCGCAATGATGTCGGAAGATTTAAACCAGAAGGTACGCCTTCGGATACTTCTACAAACGCACGAGGCAACCTATGCGCCACGCCTTCCGGAAGCCTTTGCTTGAGCATCGCAAACTCATCAAAGCTGGTGGGGTTCTCGTTGATCCTCGGCTCAAGTCCCCGCTTCAAAATAGCCTCTACTCGGCCTTCAGGAGTAAAGTGATACGCTCGACCTCTTCCAACGTTGTAACCCATTGCTGGGTCCATGAGCAATTCTCGAAGCTGATTCTCTGTAAGTACACCCAGTTTGGAAATTTCTTCAACGGCTTTTCGATAGCGGTCTTGAATATCACCGCGCACCTTTAGACGTGGATGCTTTCCGCTTCGGTACTTGGCTAGGGAAATAGGTCCGCCACCCCGTTGTTCTGTTTCCTTTGGATACAGCTTAATCGGCATGGCTTCCCTTTATCGAAAGGGGGGCAGGCCAGTTACGACCTGCCCCTGCGGGAGTCCCTGCCCGCCCACCCTCAAGTGGACTACAGACCCTTGCCGAACTTCAGGCGGGGGGTCTTCTTGTTCTTGCGCCCAAATCGGGAAGTTGACTTCAATCCGGCGGGTTTCAACTTCCGCCGAAATCGTTCCTTCAGGGCTCTCAGCGGATTCGGGCCCATTACTTGCGACCGCCGCCTCCGCCACGAATCTGGCCCGCACCAAGTGAAAGTTGACGCATCGAATCCGCAGTCTTAGAAACGCTGCGTCCGCGGGGACCGCCAGACATCTTGTTCATGAGAGGATTCTTGCCCTTGACCTTGATCTTCTTGCCGTACATGGTGTTCCTTTACTTGCAGCCGCAGCTGCACTTGCCTGTTCCACAACGCTTACAACCCTTGACCTTGACCTTCTTAGCCACGGCTAAGTCTCCTTAGTTTACGAAGCGGAGAGACCTTCTTGCCGAATGCGCCCTGCATTCCAACCTTCGACTTCTCCGCCTTCTTCCTCGCCAACTCCCCGCTGCTCATCTCGCCCTTCGTCTTGGGCGTCTTGCTGCTCACGCGGCGGGTAGGCCTGCAATACTCGTTGGCCCCACCAGCCCCGCAAGCCTTGCCGCTCTTCGTGTCCTGCCACTTCTCCGCGCCCCACCGCTTCAGGTTCGCGCCAGCCTGCGTCTTCCGCACGTTGCCGCTGGCCTTCCTGCACTTCGCCGTGGCCTGCGCTGCACGCGCCGACCACTTGCCGTACGAGGCCATCACCTTCCTGTAGCACGCGTCCTTGGGCATCAGCGAATTCCGTGAGAAAATCCAGGAGGCAACCCAAGGGGCCTATGCGGCGAGCGAGGCGGATTACGAGGCGGCTTCTTGGGCTTTACTCCAGGACGCTTGATCGTTCCAGCGGGCTGCACATTTCTTGCGCCCATTGAACCAATCGAAAGATTTCTAAGTGGGTTCATCATTAGCAGTTCCATGCCCGAAGGCTCTTGTTGATGCGATAGCAATCGTCCTTCGCCATTAGTACTGAGTCTCGTCGTTTCTACTAAGTGCTTGAAGAGCACGCAGTAACCGCAACTTCTCAGAGTTGCTCATGTCAAGGTTTTTGAAAGCTTTGGGAAATCGCTCAATACCAGATCTGCCAGCGCGCAAATCCATTTCGTCTTGAAGCCGATTAGCAAACAATCTTGGGTTCTTGTTTTTGACTCTGATGCGCTTTGCCATGTCAGCATTTCCATGCCCGAAGGCTCTTGTTAATGCGGGAGTTGGGATCGTTCGCGGTCTTGGCGCTGGTCAGCTTCTTCTTCATGCCGCGCATACGGGCGCAGAAGGAGTTTCGTCTCGACCCACCCTCGGGTTGCGGACGCTTGAGGTTCCCGCCCGTAGCGCGGTTGTAAGCACGCCGCCCGAGCTCACTGAGCCCGCCAGCGGGATTCTTGTGCTTGGCCTTGAAATCGAAACGCTTCTTCGCCATGGTTACACCCGACGACTTCCAACCCGACGAAGGATCATTTCGCCGATACGGCGATAGATCTCATTGTTGCTCGAGATGGGTTCGCTTTCATCCTCAGAACCACGAATCTTTTTAACGCCTCTTTTCCGGTCTCGGTTTAGACCCCCAGCCCTTCGAGTAACCGAGTCGTAGTTTTCATTAAGTTCGCTGCTGAGCTGGCGAGGACCGACAAACTTGGGGCTGCCTTCCTTCACGCGCTTCTTGCGGGTAGACGACGGGCGAGCTGAAACATCTCTGCGCTCTAAAGCATCTTCAATGAAATAATCAAGACGTTCAATCGCTTCGGGATCAACTCCCTCAGGAGCACCTGCTCTACCCAATTCGCGGTCATACCTAAGTAGAGCCGCCCTCTTTGACTGAAGTCGATTTAGATCTCTTCGCTGAGACTTACTGAGCCCCTGCGGGGTCTTGCCATTGACCTTGATGCGCTTTGCCATGCCCGCATTTTAGCAAAGGGAAAGGGGTGTGCCCCGAAGGACACACCCCTTTTGTTGCGGGTTCAGGCAGCGATTACTCGCCGTACTGACGATCCGTGCTCACGCCGGTGAGCTTGATGCCCGCGGGCTGGTCCGGGACAAGCTGCATACGCAGCATGCCCGGCATCTGAGCGCCTTCGGTCAGCAGCGAGATGCCGCTGGCGGTTGCGGGCTTCGTGATCGGCACCTTGACGCTGGAGTAACCCAGCGCCGGGGCGACGAACTCGAAGGGGATGAAGGACTCTGCCTTGTCGAACTTCTGGGTGCCCTTCGGCGAAGGCGGGACGTACTTCTTCCAGTTCGAACCACCCTTACGGATGCCGTAGACCGTGCCGTCCTCGATGAAGTTCGAGGTGTAGCCGGTGTACGTGCGGCCGTCGAAGGTGAACTTGAAGCCCTCCTGGCTGCCCTCGTTGGTGAGGCTCGACAGGCGGTTGGTGCGGTCCAGCATGTACTGGCCGATCTTCTGCGACTCGTAGTTGAGCCACACGCCATCGCTGGCAATGAGGCAGTCAACGTACTGGCCGTACTTCTCCTTCGCGCGGTGGAAGCCGCGGAGGTACTGACGGAGCTTGTGCTCAGTCAGCGTGCCCACGCTGGTCTTGAAGTACGACTTAAACTCCGGGTGCGTACCGACGTCGATGGCATTGCTGCTGTCGGCGTCGTTGCCCAGGAGGTTGCCGGTGTTCTTCAGCCAGCTGTTGATGCCCGCAATGCCGTAGCCCTTGCTGTTGGCGAAGGTCACGATATCGGTGTTCACGATGCCGGTCGAGGTGTTGCCGATCACCGTGATGGTCACGGTGCCGACGACCTCATCGACCTTGGTCACGAACGCGTTGTTGCGAACGCCACCAGCCTCGTTGCGACGAGTAGTGGCGCCCGAATTGAACACGTCGACGCGCATGCCGACCGCATAACGGTCGACGTTCTGTGCACCCGGCGTGAACACGACGGTCGTGTTGCCGCTGCCCGTGCTCACGGTGCTGCTCGTGATGGAACCCAGCGAGTAGTTGGTGTTGTCGCTGATGTACCAGTAGTTGCAGAGCGTGTGCGCGATCAGTCGGGCATGGCCCTCGAGCTTCGGCGCAATGACCTCGCCGATGAACGCCGGGGTTGCCTCGGCCTGCATCTCACCCATGGTGACGAGCAGGTTGGACACCATGGCCTTCATGCCGATGCCGAGGCGGTACGGACGCGCCATCGCGCCCTGGGTGGCATCCGGCCAGGTGTTCGTGAGACCCTGCGTCTGCAGCTTGTCGCCCACGTTGGTGATGGTGTCATCGCCGTAGAGGACAAAGTTGCTGGAGTTGTCGGCCATCTCAAGCACGCCAGCCATCGAGCCCATGTAGATCTTAAGGATCTTCATGTCGCGGCCGATGAGGTTTGACTGACCGACGCCCTGGCTGGACACGGTCGTGTCACGCCAAGCGGGGTCCATCGCAGGCAGGAACACCTCGATGTTCTTGTTCAGGATCTCCTGGATCCGGTTGCTCTGTGCATTGAACAGAGAGTTGGTAGGTGCAAAAGGCACGGTTGTTGTCTCCGGTCATTGACCGGCTAGAGGCGATGAATCAGACCTTCGTTTCCCCACCAGCCCCCATGTCGGCGGCAAGGCGGGTCAACGCGTCCACGTTGAAGTCTCGAACCGAAGCATCAGCAGCCCCACGGTCCATGCCCTTCTTGTATTCGGGCGGTGCCACGGGCTTCTGCGAACGCAACGTCTCGAGCTCGCCATCTGTTTCCGGCGACCGCCCGAGGGCATCAATGTCGCCGATGACCGTGCGATAGTTTCCTGCAATCGCCTTCGCCGCCTTCGCGGCTTCGTCCGCAACCCACCCTTCATCAAACCGTCCACCTTCCGCGTCACGGCGGCTGTAGAGGTTCTTGAGCGTGGTTTCACGGACCTGCTCTTGCAGAGCTCGCCAGGCACCCGCCGCATGTTCGCGGCCACGGGTCTTATCGAGCGTTTGGAGCATCCTAACAATCTCCGGATTCTTGTCAATACTTTCGACAACCCTCCGGTCCATTTCTTCCTTCAGGAGCCGCAGTCGCAACTCCCGCGTCTCTCGCATCGCCGCCTCAGCCTGACCCTCAGCCTTGGCCGTGGTCCGCTTCAGCATGCGTTCAATCTCCCGTTCATCCACATCAGCCTCCTGATCCCCACCATCCTCTTCGGCCCCACCAGCCTCGTCCTGCACGTACTCGGAGGCGTACTGGAGGGCCTCGGCGTCGCTGAACCCTGCGCCCTTCAGCACCTCGAAGGCAGCCTGCTCATCCGCGCCATCTCCCCGCATCAGACGGGTGGCGTTCTCCCGGAACCGCTCCAGGCCCTGGATCCGGCTTTCAGCCTGCTCAGCCGCTTCCGCTGCTTCCTGCTGGGCCTGAAGGATCTCCCCTAGCGTGGCCTCCGTCCCGTCCTCGAACTCGAGGATAGTGTCCATGTCGATTCCTTCGTCAGCGCCTTCGTTCTGTTCTTCAGACATTCATTGCTCCTTGAGGTGGTTGTGCCTGGGGCCCAATCCGACCTGCGACCCCACCAGCCATCTGGGGGTTGACAATCGCAACATCGTCGGGGTTGGGGACCATGGCGGGTAGGGACTGTCCCATGAACGAGATCAGGGACTCACGGTATGCCTTGAACGCGTCCTGCACGGCAGGACTCGACAGCGACATGATTGGGTTGGCCATGAACGCGCTGAGGACCCTCAGCTGCAAGTCAGGGCGGGTGGTGTGCGGCGTAAGCACGATCTGCTGCGTCGTGGTCCCATCCCCATACAGCAACAGCACGTTCCGGATCACGCTCTCGTACGCACTCTTCTCCTCTTCCATCCACAGCGCGAAGTCAAGGCCCTCCTTGAGCGCAAGCAACTTCACGCCCTCCGGGTCCGTCATCCCCGCCTGCAACAGACCCATCGCCTCCTGCTTCCGCACGACCTCGCTCTTCGGTGTCGTATCACGCACCGTAAAGCTGATCTGGCTGAAGTTAGGAATGGGGTTCTTCTTGAAGTTGACCGTGCCCTCCTCGGGGTCAATCACGGCACCCGCAAGGTCAAGCGTCAACCGATTGACCGGAAGCGCTCGATCACTCAGCAGCATCTCCCGGCTCGCATTCGCAACAAGGCTCTTGTACATCCCACCGAACGCGGCCTGCACACCGCTGGTGGGGTTCGTCATCGCCTTGCTGATCTGCTCGTCCAGGAACTGCAACCCACTCGCGCTATCCACCCGGCCCTTCTCAGCCAACAGATCCTGCACCGGGCTCAGGCTGTCAGACACGCTCTTCGCAAACTGCGCGACCTTCCCCGGCACGTCACCGGCGTTGAACGGCTGAATCACCATCGGGCGGAAGTCATCGCCAAGCAGCGCGTCCTTGCTGTAACTGACGTAACGCAGGCCCTTGCCGATGTCACGCATCACCGCGCGCTCGTTCATCGTGCCCTGCGGCATGACTAGCACACCGTACTTGTCGATGTCGCGCACGTTGTTGAACAGGCTCTTCATGAGCCGTTCCATCTCGCGCACGATGCCGAACATCAGGTCAAACAACCCAGCGCCGTGGAACGTGCCGTTGTCCATGAACCGCGCAAACCCGATCGGGCAGTACGTTTCCACCTCGCTCAAGTCGCGGTCCTCGAGCACCACGTCGCCACTCGAGACGATGTACCGGCTCACGGTCCCACGCGGGCCGTCCATCCACAACTCCCGCACCTTCACGACTTCCATCTCGTTGCCGTCCGGCACGCCGTTCAGCGCGCCAGTACTCGCAGAGTTCAGGATGTAGCCGTTGCCGGGGCTGTCCGCGGGCTCCTCCATGTCATGGCCCCACTCCCAGCTCCACGCGTCCATGCGCTCCTTGTGCTTCTCCAGCTTCGCCTTCCCGAACCGCTCCTGAAGGAACGTCATGGGAACCACGCGCTGCCGGATCAAACCCCTGACCTTGGTGTGGTCCATGCCCAGGCTCGGGAACGGCATCAACTCCTTGGGATGCACAACTTCCAGATCGCTAGTCAGTCCGATGGTGGGGTGGTCAACAATGTGACCCGTGATGCCCGCGCTGCCAAGCAGTGCAAACAGGTAGTTGAACTCTCGCTTGACCTTCTCCAACTGCTGGTCGCTCACCACCGCATCGGCCACCAACTGTGCCACACTTCGCTCGCGCAGTCCCGCGAGGCTATAGCCCTGCCGCAGTGCCTTGGGCCTCAGGTCCATCGTGTTCAACCGCGCCGTGGTCTTGTCCACGATCGACAGCAGCTCCGTACTCTGGAACTCCATGTTCCCCTCTTCATCGAGGTAGTACGGCACCACACGCGCAGTGCGGGGATCAAACACGTCGAACCGCCTGAACCCGTTCAGGTAGTACCACGCCAGGATCCACAGCGTCCGCCGATACGTGAGCTTCGTAAGCTCCCGTTCAACGTGCTGGTCAATGATCCGCCCGAGGATCCGCTTGTCAGTCGGCAGCGTGTATGCGTCACTCGCCATTGTTCTTGCGCTTCCTCAGAGACTTCCACCCTGGCGGCATCTCCTCAAAAAGCTCAACGCCTTTGAGGTTAAACGTCGACATCGGAGACGGATCAGGCGTCGGCACCTTCATGTCGGCAGGTGTTGCCTCCACATGATCAGACTCGTGCTGCCCATAATACGCCTGGGCCAGCATTTGAAAGTATACGAAAGGAATCGTGACGTACAGGGGATTAGACGCGCGAACCTCGTTTTGCATTTGTTTCCTCTCTCATTGCGTTCATCAATGATCCAACAGGCATCTGCCCGAAATCCATCGCCTCGACCGCTGGGACCCCACCAGCCATCGAATCCCGGATCGTGCCGTCTTCCAGCATCCGCTCAAAGTCCAGGCCCTCGGCGGCTCCGGTGGGGTTCTGGCGGTCCAGCCGCCCCCGGACCACGAACATGCTCATGGCCACCGTGTCGATAAAGTCATCGTGCTGGAGACCTCCGCTGTCCGCGTCCGGGTTGAACTGCTCAATCTGGTCGAACAGGAGCCGCCACGGCAACTGACCGCGCCGCCACGTGGGGAACTTGATGAGCCCATGCTCAAAGCGGTAGTGGAGCGCATTGATCTTTGCCGTCTTGTCCAGCGTGCCCACCCGCAGCGGGATGATCCGGGGCGGAGTCTCGCCCGTCACCTCTGACGCACGCTGCCTGACCATGCTCTCCATAGCCGTATACAAGCCGAAGGACTGCCGGACCACCTCCGGATGGATCGTCGGGCACCCCCATCGGCCAGCCATCGCAAAGCTCTTCTCGATCAGCAACTGCTCCCTGCACTGCGCACCCCACGTGTCCAGCACAAACAGGCACGCATCCACCGGGTCGTACCCAAGCAGCGTGCAGACCTTGTAGTCGCTGTCGCTCGTGTTCGTGTAGCTGGTGTCTACCGTAATGAACATCCGCACCCGGTCTCGTAGGAACTGCTGGACCGGCATCTTCTCCTCGACCCCACCCTTCCCGCGCCAGCACATCACCGCGTTGCTGCGCTTGGGGTCCAGGTCAAAGTCGGCGTCCGGCTGCTCCAGCCACCACCCATGCTTCTCCGTGGTCACCTCGCCGAAGTGCATGTCCTCCGCCTCACCCGGCTGCGCTAGGTACTCCGCCAGGTAGTTGTGTGTACCGATGAGTTCCCGGATCTCCTCCAGGCTCACCAGCCCCTTCAGCTTGGGGTCCGCCTCCTTGGCCTTCCGGTCAAGCGGCCACATCCCCGGCCAGCAACTCTTGCGGACACCCTCGTCCTCGTACTCCGCCTTCAGCACCAAGCGGGCCCACTGGTCGAAACGGGGATCCTTCGCCACTAGGCCGGTGGGGCTCGGCACAGCCTCCATCGCGTGCCACGCGTAGTGCCGCCGACTCACAAACGTCGCCAACCACCGCACGCTCGTATCGCGGCGGGTGACCATTGGCATGACCACCTTGAACAACAGCCGCTCCATATACGACCGCAACACACTCATGCTGGTGCTTGCCTTGGGGTCATACTCAGGGTCATCAAGCGCGTACACGCGCGGACGGCCACCACGCTGCCTGCTCTCGGCGCTGATAGCTCGGAACCAGCTGCCGTTGTTCAGGTACATCATCTCCACGCCGAACGAACGCTCGCCCCGCTTTGGCGTCAACCGACCGTCGGGGAACTCAGGACCCCAATCGTCAATAAGCCGCTGGTTCGCAAGGAACTGCGTCTTCAGGATCTGGCTCGTCTGCTCGGCGTTGTCGATGCTGCTGGTTGCGTAGATGAACGAGTAAGCCGGGCGGCTAACCATTTGCAGGAGTGCCGACTTCCGGAAACAATTGCTCTTGGCAAAGCCACGCGGAGCAATTGCGACGCTGCGTGATGCGAGCGCCCACAGCCGGTAAATGGCGAAATGCCCCAGCGGCGATTCAATCGGATCGTCATCGTAGAAGTAGGGATTGAACTCTTCTTCCCAATCGGGATACAGGTAGTAACGATCAAAAAAGTTGATGCATGCAGCAAGCGCATGCGCCCGCTCGTTCGGCTCGCCCCCCACCAGCCATTGACGGCATGCGTTGACGCGAGCCAATCGCTGGCCTTCCGGCGTCAGCTCCAGGTAATCAGGCGGAAGCGGGTAGAAGTCGTTACCGTTGCGTTCGATGCGGACCGCGCTCAACGCTTCCCCACCAGCCGGATTGCGGAGATGCGCAGCATGGCAATGGCCATCACCTGCGGGTCCGTCACGAACCGCCCAAGGTCCTCGCACACCATGAACCACTCCGGGTTCGCCTTGATGCCGTCACGGAACATCACGCCCATCTCCGGCGGCTCAACGCCGCGGAACAGGCTTGGCTCCAGAATGCCGATGTCCTGGAAGATCGCTGCACCCAGCCGGTAGCAATCACTTGGGGTCAGACGCGCCAGCGTCTCGTACACCTTGAGCAGATGATCCGGAATCACGGGCGGGGAGGAACTGGGCTGCGAAAGGGAGACTGTTGGGGACTTGGACATGTTGGGTGGTCTCTTTCAGGGACTGGACCAGCTTCGCCGATGCACTGATCTTGACGGTCTGGTTCCCGTCAGAGTGCGTGATCTCGGCGTTCTGGCTCGTGATGATACCGTTGATCTCCGCCGTCTCCCTCACCACACCCCGCAATTGCTTCATTGCCGCCATCGCCACCTTGGGGTCCGGATCCCGGCTGAACCCCACCAGCCGTTCAACCTCTTCCCGCACTTCCCAATTGCTCTCCCGCATCGCCAACGCAACGCCCTCAAGCCCGAAGTACGAGCGGATCACTTCTTCCCCCGGAACAGCGGGCAACTTCTTCAACGCTTTCTCCTCCCAATCCCACGCATCTGCTGCGCAGAAGTCTTGCCCTTGGCTTGATCCATAATCAACTTGGCCATAAGAGCGCGAGCGCGGCGGCGCCGATCCATTGTCTCGCTGAACTCAGGGCTATCTGCTTCATACGTCGGCAGGCGTGCCCCCTCAAGCTTCATCAACATGCGGAGTGCTTCCTTGCCCTTACCAGGCAACCCACCGCCACCCTTGATCTCACCACGACGCTTGCCGGTAAACGACCCCACCAGCATCGACTCCTCAAGCTCGCGGTCTTCCCGGCGGTTCTTCATGCGAGCACCCGCTTCGGATGGTGGGGGCGCAAGTGCTGCTACCTTGCGGGGACGCATCTTTCCGCCAATCATCTCCGGCTTGGTTTCCTGAATGCGGGGCTTTACGCGCTTTCCGCGGCTCATTGCGGAGGCTTCGCCAGCAGCAGCAGTGCGCTTGCCAAACCGATTCGCCTGCTGAGCTTGCCGTTCGTTGATGATGCGGAACAAGTTGCGGGCCATAAGCCGAGCCTGTCGGGTCTGCTTAGGGTCATTTGCCACTGCACGCAGACGATCAAGCGGCGCATTCTCAACTCGACCAGGAAGCCGAGGTGCCTCAGTAATTGGCTTCATGGCTGCACGGACAGATCGTTCGCTTGGCTGCGCAACCGGCTTCAGCTTCGAGATTTCCTTGCCTCCACGCGTTACGCGAAGGCCAGCCACTTCACCGCGCTGCCGGGGATTCACAAACAGGGCACGCAAGCCAGCGATGCCTGGCTTCGGCGCATCTGGCTTTGTACCCGGTTCTCGAACGCGACCACCGTAACGCGAAGCCGCACGCAAGGTTGCAAGGCGTTCTCCCGCCCGGACATTGCCCGGAGCTTCCCCAGTCTCGATTCGTCTTTCAAATCCACGGGTCGCAAGGTCCCGGCCACGCTTGCTCGTAAACACCTTGCGCATGAGGTTCCGGTATTCCTCAGGCAGCGCAGACCGATACTCAGCCCGCATCTGCTTGCGGCTCGTGAACTTTGGACGCAAGGCAGAACGCACTTCGTCTGACCCCTCGAAGTAACGCTCCTGAAGTCCTTCGCTTCCACCCTTGAATGAGGTTGCGCTGCTTACTCCCCGGATCTGATCCTGAGCATAGACAACCGCTGTAGCCAAGTTGTCGGCAACTGACTTGCGGACTCTGCCCTCTTCAGCGAGCAGATTAATTGCGTCCTTGATTCCCTTTGCGGAGGAGTCCGTTGTGTCCCCAATGAATGCAATAACGTCAAGGACTTCCTTGGCATTCGGCATTTCGCCGATCGGACTGAGGGGTGCCTGTGTCTTCTTGGCCATCCTGCTGCTCCTGTTCGCCGGATGGAATCATTGTAAGCACAAACCGGGTCAACTCCGCGGCCGCACTCTTGATTGCTGCACGTTCTGCTGGTGGGGAGTGAAGCCCCACCATCCGCCGGGAGTCGAGGATGGCGCGCACAACGAGCCGCCAGTTGCGGCGGACTTCGCGGGCTGGGATCTTGGTGCGGATGTAGGGCCTGCGCTTGCGGTCAGGCTTCATGTTGGAGTTCGGGCCGTTGAAGTCCAAGCTGCCCGGCACAGACAAGTGCTTGATGCAGACCTGGAATACGGCGGGATCCACGAACGCAACCCGGCCCAGCACAATGATTGGGCAGCAGATGGAACGGCACAGTGCGCGGAATGCGCGGGGCTTGTCAATGCCAAAGCCGCGCAACTCCTCGATGTAGTACGCCTCGCTCATCAGGCGTACACCGCGCCCAAAGCTGATGACGTGTTTCTCTCCCGTACTCAATAGTACTTTCCGGGGAAGTAGTACATACTTCTCGGGTCTCTAAAGCTGTCCGGAAGAATTTTCATAAGAGATTCAAGAACTCCAGGTGGCATCGGAGGCGCTGCACCAATGTTGCCACCAGAAGAAAGATCTCTTCGATAGGTGCTTGGCGGCATCGGCATTGCAGGAGGCAGGTTGTCAAAGTTCAACCGCATTGGCGGGTTGACAAAACTTTCGCTTGGTACAACGGAAGATCTTCCGGTGCGAGGACCTTCACGCAATGCTCGAAGACGCGCTTCTTCCTTCAATTGGTTCTGATACCTAGCGCGTTCTTCAGCAACTCGCCGTTCGTTAAGTTCGGTGTTGCGCTTGTTTATATTGATTGTCTGAGCAACTTCGTTTACCACGTCATCCGAATACTCAGCTTCCGGATCAGTGAAACCAAACATAACCGGCAACGGATCAACAACGGATTCAAGCCCACCGAGCACTCTACTAATTCCATCAACTCCAGTTCGGTACAGCGCGCTTGCCCCTTCAGGAGAAAATGCTCGGCTCAAAGCATTTAGAACCAACTGAGGGTCATTGAGCTGATTAAGGGGATCAGGAACGAGTGCTTCTGCGCGGCGGGCTGCGTTCTGCTGGGAATGAATTTGATTTACAGCCATCTGCGCGCGTGCTGCGTTGCGGTTGATGACTTCCTGCTCTGCCGAAAGACGATTGCGTTCAGCAAGCCTCTCTTCATCGGTGCCGTACTTGGACTGGATTGCGGCTTCGCGGTAGCGGGCTTCGAGTCCCTGAGCGGCCTGACGGGCTTCCATGTCGGCGAGCATGCTTTCGGATTGCTGGTCTAGCTCTGCTCGAGAACGAGCAATTTCTTCGGGAGTGATTGGCGCGCCCGCATTTGGGCTCATCCCCCTGAGCTTGGCGAGTTCATCACTGAGCTTCTTCTCGGGGCTCCGTCGATCACGAGGAAGCGCTGGTGGTGCGGCGTAGACGGAGGACGGTGCGCCAATGGTGCGCGGCGCAAGACGAGCGGATTCGGCTGCGTCGTAGCTCCGGTCCGGGTTGCGCAGGGCCTTTGCGAGTGCTATTGCTGACTCGGGTGTAGGCTTGGCGCGGTTAGTGGCCTTGGTGGCTTCGAGGTCACGGGCTTCCTGCTGGCGACGCGCGCGCATGGCTGCGCGGTTCTGGGCGTA